AACAAAGTTAGAATAACATGTCACAACAGAAAATCAATTTTGCGGATTATAACGCAGCTGGCGTGTATTTTCCTGTGTTCGATAACTCTATCATAACAGGGACATCATCTCAGACAGCTCTCCGTGTGGCTGTTGGTTTTAACATGACAGGACCGTTCAACCGTCCAGTCTATGTTGCGGATTCTGCTACCATAGACAACTTATTCGGTAAAGTAGACAAGAAGCTCGAAAGAAGGGGCTGCTTCACCAACCGTAATATCAGAACGATGATCACCAAGGCTCCCGTTTATGTGATGAACCTCCTCAATGTCAACACGTCAAACTCGGACAGTAATCCCGATAAAGTTGGATTTGCTCTTCTATCATTCGTTCCTTCAACATCAAAGGACTCCTCAACATTTGATGCTCCATATGCATTCATGTATGACAGGACTAAGTTCTGGATTGCTGATGACGAATCATTTGTTGCAAACACCTTCCTCAAGGCTTCAAAGGAATATAACGATTCCTCAACGATTATGTCATTGGATGAAGCTGCAATGTTCGGTGTTGCCAACTGCGGTACGAAGGACATTTCCCTCATTATCAGAAAATCTGAGCTTGTCAGCGGATATAATGTAACCTTCCTGGATTATTACGGAAGCAAGGACAACATCCCTTATCCTTGGGTTAATCCTAACGACTATGTATCCGACTATTTCGTTGACGTTTACCTCATTGCTGGAGACTGGGGCCCCGACAAATATGCCGCTCTCGCATCCGACGTCGTATGGAAGGACTACTTTACGACAAAAGGTCTCAAGAAGGACAAACTCAACAAATTCCTCAACCTTGATGCAACAGTGCTTCTCGGTCAGTGGACTGGTAACATCCTTCCTGATTTCAACGACAAGCAGGGCGTTGACAAATCCATCGAATACATCATCAACAAGAGCAGTAATGAAACAGGACTTATGTTCGGTAGCAACAAGAAAGCTCTCGATGCTGTCTGTGTGGACGGTTCAACATACTTCGTTGACAAGAACGGTACAGGCGTTTATGAAAGTGATAAAGATCCTCTAGCTAAGTTCATCCCCGATATGGTTGGACACACAATCGGTCTGGATTCTTCAACATCTACTTTCACAATCCTTTCCTGCAACTGCAACGGAACTGGTAAAATTTTCAGCGTAAGATCAATCGACAGCAGCGTCGCAATCGATTCTTCAGCCGAATTCATCCTTGATGCAAGCAACGGCGAGAAAGTTTCTGTAGGCGACTATGTAAGAGCTGCAAACGGACTTATGGCTAAGGTTGTCAAGAAGCGCGGTACCAGAAACAATCCTAACGATGAGACTAGCCCTGCAGTTTACAAGTTCACTGCAACCGATATCATACTCGGAAGTTCTAAGACTGCAACCATCGAGGTTCACAAGTCTATCAGCTCAATGTATGACACACTCAGGTTCTTCTCACTTAAGGGACTCAAGATCAGCAACAGGCACATGCCTGGTTTCGACTCAAACGGAAATATCGCTGCCGAAGATGGTGTAGAGAAGATTTACGCCATGCTTGAAGACATTGGTATCAAGCGTGGTCTCCTTAACGACAACTCAATCGACTTCCGTCAGGTTGTTGATACGATGGCTTACGGTCTTCGTTCAGAGTGCGGCGGTAAGGTTCACCTTGCAAGACTTGCAGCTGCCAAGAAGCACTGCACAGCTTTCATCAGCGCACCTTCAATCTCCCAGTTCGCTGCAAGTGACGCTCCGTTCTTCGGTGACGACTGGAACGATAAGGAGGCGGAGAGACCTACGTTCAACATCAAATACATCCCTGAAGGCGGTAATCAGAACATGATTTACCCTGAGAATACTGAATACTTCAGCCTCCCTTCAGAGGGTAACGGTGCATCATTCACGGGCGTATTCTCCTGCTACCTTAAGTATGCCGATGGTTCAAGGACCATCCTCGTACCTCCTGCAGCTGACGTGTCCAACACTTACATGAACAAATTCACGGGCGGCAACCCTTACGCAACAGTTGCTAATACCGAAGGTATCATCAGCAACCCTAGCGTTACTGGAGTTGAATATGAATTCGACGACGAAGAAAGAGGTTACTTCGAGAAGATGGGTATCAACCCTATCATCAATGAAAATGGTACAATCAAGATTTACGGTGACAGAACCGCTTATCAGATTGTTGATTCCGACCTCAACTTCCTTCACGTCCGCGAACTCCTTAACACAATCCAGATCAGCTGTAAGGCTGTCCTCAAGGATTACGTGTTCAAGAGCAACATCCCTACAACCCGCGCTGAAATCACACGTAGGCTTAACCCTATCCTTTCACCTATGAAGGAAAGTGGCGCCCTCGTCAAGTACGAGATTGAATGTGATGATTTCAACAACACGAAGGACGTTATCGACAACAAGTTCTGCATCGTCGACATCGGCGTATGGATTTCACAGAACATGGAGAAGATAGTTGTTCCTATCACACTGAACCGCTCAACAACGGCTTAATTTAAAACGAATAAGTAAGATACAGATATGGCAGAAAATACTTTAACCTCTCCGGGATTGATGGGGCTTCCCCACTTCAGATCTTCAAGAGTTTCACAGGAACTCTGGGAGCCGGTATACCAGAACCTGTTCACTGTTGAGATTCAGCTTCCTGATAAGATCAGCGAACTTATCGGTTCAGAGGATACGAACCTCCTTCTTGAAGGAATTCAGAAAGTTGACGGACTCGACACCAACAAGGTTCCTGGAGCAACGCTGCAGCACTACAAGATGTCTGATCGTAGCTTCGCTAACTCTGGTACTGAGAATACTTACATCGACGTCAAGTTTGACTTCGAAATTAACGTAAGGGGTTCTGCATCAGGTACGCCTAGTATGTACACCCTCAAGATTCTCAGGGCTTGGGACGATCTTATCTGGGATCCGCTCACTGGACGCCAGGGACTCAAGGTCGACTATGTCGCACCACAGGTCACTATCACCGTCCATGACAAGGCTGGAAATCCTTTCTGGCAGTGGATTCTCTACCACGTGTTCCCTATCACAAACCTTCCTGCACCTAACCTGGACTACAGCCAGAAGAATGCACTCTACAAGGTTTCTGGTTACACACTAAGATGTGACTACTGGGACGAAAGCATCG